ATTTAAATCATTAAATATTCTTTGAATTAAACCGCGACTAGTATCACCTAATACTCCTTTTTCAATTTGTCCTCTTTTATAAATACCTTTATTAATTTCTAATATATTATTACTATTAATTTCATCTTCATCGGTGCTATATTTTTTTGTTTTATATTTTATTGAAATATCTGGAAATATTTGTGTTAGTACTTCAAAACTAGAAATTTTAATATTATTAAAATTTATTTTATCTAAGTTAATAGTATTTAAATGCATTAATAAATTCATAGCATGTCTACTATCAAAATTAATATTTTTTCGTGTAAATAAATAACTACTTAATAAAGAATCTTGAAATATACCAACTATAGATTTATTATTTGCAGGACTGATTATTTGATATTTAACAGCTGCTAAATTCTTTAATTCTATTTCTGATTCATCGTCTTGGGGCATATGTAAATTCATTTCATCTCCATCAAAATCTGCATTATATGGTTTTGTATCACCTACATTCATTCTAAATGTATCACCTTTATGCATAATTTTTGCAATATGACTCATCATAGACATTCTATGTAATGTTGGTTGTCTATTAAATAATACTGAATCTCCATCTAAAATATGTCGATGAACTATATCTCCATTTTCTAATTTTATAGATTCCCTATCAATATATCTTAAACTAATACAATCTCCTGATCTTTTTTCATAAATTTTAGCACCAGGATATACATCTGGTCCATTAATAATTAATTTCATTAAATAATTCTTATTTTTAGAATTTACTACAATTGGTTTTGTTAGATTTTTTGCAATCTTTAAAGGAATACCTAATTCACTAATTGATAAATTAGGATCTGGAGTAATTACCGAACGTGCACTAAAGTCAACACGTTTACCCATTAGATTACCTCTTACACGTCCGCCTTTTCCATTTAATCTATCTTTAATTGCTTTTAAAGGTCTTCCCGAACGTTGAGCCACTGCAGCTACTCCTGGTATCTTATTATCAATTAAAGTTGCAACATAATATTGTAAAACTGTTGTCCAATCATCTAAAATATTAGGAGATGCATTTTGCTCTATTTTTTCTTGTAAAGTTTTATTTGCTTTAATTATATTTATTATAATATGTGTTAAATCATCTTCACTTCTTTGTTGTACATCATGTTTTACAGATGGACGAACTGCTGGTGGTGGAATTGCAATAACTTGACAAATTAGCCATTCAGGACGTGACCATATTGGATTAAATCCTAAAAAATTTACATCTTCATCTGAAATTTTTTTAAATATTTTTATTACTGTTTCAGGTAATAGTTTTAATATAAGTTTATCTGAATTTTGAAATTCAAAACTTTTAATTTCTTCTTCTTTATCGTTCCATTCAGCAAATAATGTTGCTAAACCTTCTTTTTTTATTTTAGGTTGTAAACATCCACATCCACAATTAATATCTTCGCCACATCTCTTTTTTTTACTCGCTAAACTAAATACTTTTTGCCAACGCTCATCATTATTATAATCAAGTAAATAAGAATATTTTTCTTTATCTATTAATAATTTACTACATTTTATACAAACACATCTTAATAATTTAATTATTGTTGATAAATATTGTATATAAAATACTGGTCTAGATAAACGAATATGGCCAAAATATCCTGGAGTTTGAATATAATCTAATCCATCTGTAGGACAGATTAAACCAGGATCTAAAATACCCATTCGTGGATCAAATAATCCTCCTAATACAGGTTTATTATTTACATAAGTATCTCTATTTACTATTTCAGCAACAGAACCTTTCTCAATTTCTTCTGGACTTAAAACACTAAATTGTATACCAATAATTTTAGATATATGTTTTTCAAATTTAGACATACTTCTTATATTAATAAAATAATATTTAGATAATTTTAAATCAATTTAATTATAATTAATTAAAAAAAAATAAAAAAATAATAACTTGTTAAATGATTTTATTTTTTAATTCTAAAAAAATTGTTTATTTTTATTTTTTTTATTATTTAACTATATTAATGTTATATAACAAACATTATTATAATACTCGTTTATCGTCAGGAAGTATTAAACGTAAAAAATATAGAGATGATAATTCAGATGATTTAAATGATCCAGATTTTTTAGAAGATTCTGAAAATTCTAAAGATTCTGAAAATTCTGAAGATGAAAATATTACTATAGATATTAGTTCAAATAATGTTGACAATATTTCAACTAATAAACTTCAATATTATAAATTTTTAAATAAAATTTTCCCTTCAAAATACAGTAGAAGTAAAATTAATAAAATTAAGAGACAACGATTATTAACTCCAAAAAATAAAAAAAATATTAATCTAATAATAGATTTTAATAAAAGTAAAAATAATTTTTACAATTATAAAAATAATGATTATGATGATGATTATAATAACTATTATAATAAAAATGATGAAGACGAAGATGAAGATGAATATGAATATGAAGACGAATATGAAGACGAATATGAAGATGAATGTTATGATGAATATGATGAAGATGATGAAGAGGATGAATATATAAATGAACATGAAAAAGAAGAATTAAAAACTCAAGCTGCAAAGGTTTTAATTAAAATATTAAAAAAAAAATATCAAAATAGTTATAATCAAGATGAAGATGAAGATGAAGATAAAGATCAAGATGAAGATGAACATCAACATGAAGATGAAGATGAAAATAATAGTAATAAAAAAGAAAAAAATAATAAATTAGAAAATGAAATTATTGATGAAAGTGAAAAAATAAATATACCACCAAAACCATCAATTTCAAATAAAAATTATAGAAAATTTTCTAAAATTTTAGATGATGATGATAAAGAATCAGATTATTTTAAAAAAGAATTATCTATTAGTCAACAAGAAGAATATATAAATAAATTACAATCATTAAAATCTTTATCAACAATTGAAACTCCTTATTTAATACATCTTATGAATATTGATATACCAGATACATATAAGGCATGTGCATTACGTAAAATTAATATTTTAAGAAATATGGGAGGAGGCTTTGGTAATAGTGAATATTATAAAATTAAATCATGGGTTGATGCATTTATGAAAATTCCATTTAATAAATATAATAATCTACCAATTAGTTTTGCAGATGGAATAGAAAAGTGTCATGATTTTATGGAAAAAGCAAAAAATACTTTAGATTCTGTTACATATGGTCTTGAAGATGCTAAAATACAAATAATGCAAATGATTGGTCTATGGTTAGTTAATCCAAATGCAATAGGTAGTGCTATTGCAATAAAAGGACCCCCTGGAACAGGTAAAACTACTCTTATTAAAGAAGGTATTAGTAAAATTTTAAATAGACCATTTTCGCTTATTGCATTAGGTGGATGTGGTGATAGTGGATTTTTAGATGGTCATGACTATACATATGAAGGAAGTAAATATGGTAAAATTATAGATATATTAATTCAAGCAGGATCAATGAATCCAGTTATATTATTTGATGAATTAGATAAAATTAGTGATAATGCAAGAGGTAATGAAATAACAGGTGTTCTTACCCATTTAACAGATACTACACAAAACTCTCATTTTAGTGATAAATATATGTCTGAAATTAGTTTAGATATGTCAAAAGCACTATATATTTTTAGTTATAATGATGAATCTAAAGTTAACCCTATTTTAAAAGATCGTATGTATAAAATTGAAACAAAAGGTTATAAAACAAAAGATAAATTAATTATAGCAAAAAATTATTTATTACCTAAAATTAGAGAACAAGCTAAATTTGAAGAAAATGATATTATATTTTTAGATGAAATACTAGAATATATTATTAATGATTTTACAGAAAAAGAAAGTGGTGTACGTAATCTTAAAAGATGTCTTGAAATTATTTATACTAAATTAAATTTATATAGATTAATGAAACCTGATATAAATTTATTTGAAAATAGTGAAGGTTTTAAATTAAAAGAAAAAATTAGCTTTCCTTTAACATTAACAAAAAGTATTATTGATAATTTAATTAATAAATCAAAAGATGAAATCCCTTTTGGAATGTATAACTAAAACAAAAATTATTTTAAATTAATTATATATTTATTTTTTTTTATTTGTATATTTCCTTTTCTTATTTGTATATTTCCTTTTAGTATATCTCTTTTTAGAAGATATTCGCTTTATATGTCTTCGTTTAGAATGTGTCATTTTTCTATTTTTTTGTTTTGTTTTTTGTTTCTTTCTTCCTGCCGTTAGAGACGGTGTGTTCACTAAATAGATCCAATCACGTAATACGGCTTGTCTACACTCTTCTAACTTTTCTAATGGAAATTTTCCACTAGCTTTCTGTATTCCTGTATGTACAGTATTTACATAATCATGATCGGAAGATAATTTAATAAAATTTTCGATTAATTCTAACATCTTGACACGTTCTATATTTAAATCTCCTGAAAACACATAATCTAAGTTAACCCTTACTTCATCAGCTATATTAGGAGCTATTTTGTTTAATATTATAAGTTCACATGTTAAAAAATGTAGATAATCTCTTTGATAAGGAGTTAAATTAGATTTTGCTAACGTATCAGCAGAAAAATAATAATTAATAGATAGGGGGTTCCTATTAAATACGGGGGTTTTTTTGAATGAACCTATATTTTTCATTTTTTTCAAAAATTCTGTTTTATCAACTTCCATAGTTTCATCATCTTTCATAGTTTCTTTAGAAAAATGAGGATCAAATAATTCCATTATATATATATATAAATAATTTATCTTTCAGAAAGTAATTTATCTAAAATTTTTTGTTTATCACTTGTTGTAACATTTTTCAAAAGATCTGGAAAAGTTAAATCTAATTCATCTAGTGAATCTATAAACTCTGTACTATCATCTTCTTTTATTTGTTGAATAATTTTATTTAAATCATATTTATTTTTTTTTATAGTTTTATTAGATTTTTTACTAGAATTTTTACTTGCCTTATAATAACATTCAAAATATTGTTTATTATTTTTAATTCCTAAATTATTGTATCCAATTTCTGTACATTCTTTATTTTTATAAAATTTACCACCTCCTAAAACTATTATTTCTTTTTCATCAGAATAATCACTTATTTTATCTTTTACAAATTTATTTACATCTAATATTTTTGTATTTAATACATGTATTATAAATACACAACATTTTTCTCCAGAAAATTCATTTAATGCTATTTCTTCACTTTCTGTAGTTGAGAACCATTTTCCTATATTAATAGATTCAGGATCTTTTTTATCATCACCATTTCCCCTAAATAATGTTACATTTTTTTCTTTTTGATTTTTTAATAAATTATATATATTATTATAATTTTGAATACTTGAAGATTGATTTTTAACATAATCTACTAATGATTTTAGTTGCTCTTTTTTCATTTTTAAATATTTAGAAATTTTTTTTCTTGCAGAAGAACGTTTACGAGACGAACTTCTTCTTGATAATAAAGATTTTTGTGTTTTTAGCATATAATTTTATATATATTATATTATATTATATTATATTATATTATATAAAATTATTCTTCATATAACCAACTATAAAAATAACGCTGATCACTAGTATTTTGCAAATTATTGAATTTGAAAAAAACACTTGAATCATTACATAATGCTAACAATTCTTTTTTAAAATCTTTAATTTTATTTACATCATATATATTATCAGCACAATGATATGGATTTTGAACAATAATAAATGTTCTAAATTCTCTCATACTTGGTACTAGTTCAAATGCTCCAATGTAAAATGGACCATGTTTTAAGTTTACATCTATTGGATAATAACCTATATAAAAATAATTTTTACTATTATTTTTTTGAGTAAATTCTCTCATTCTAAACATATCTTGATACATGAATGTTGGAAAATAATCAGGAACATGAACCATTTCATAAATCCAAGTTTTCATCCATTCACCTGTTGATAATGAAGATAATAATTTTAAATCTTTTGAAGTAGGTTCAATTATTTCATAACGTTCAACATTTATTGTTTTGTTTATTTTATTTAAAACTTTATTTTTTTTCTTTTGTAAATATTCTTCTTTTGCTTTTAACTCATTTATTTCACGTTCTCTCAAAAACTTATAAAAAGATGGAAAATTATTTGAATCATTTGTTGAATTTAATTCATGATTCATATGAAGATTAAAAGTATTATTAATAATATTTCCATATTCATCATAATTATTGTCTAATTCTTCAAATCCCATTTTAACATTATTTATTACACTATTTTTTTTATTAATAGTAACTAGTTTTGGTAATAAAAAAGAATGTATTAAAATAAAATAATTAAATAACATATTATTTAAATTTAATAAAATGTTATTTTTAAATTTTTAAAATATATATAATTAAAATTTTTGTTCTTTTTCTTTCAATATTTGTGAAGCAATATCTCTTCCTAATTTTGCATCAATTGTTTTTGATATTTTAAAGCGTTTTTCTCTCTTTAAAGGGGGTTTAGTTAAAGGGGCTTCTCTTTTTAAAATATGTTCTGGTATAAAAGGATTTCCATCTTCATAAATTTTATGTTGTTTATTAAAAACATAGTTTGGATTATCTTCATTATTTAATAATTGGAAACATCCCATACATTCCCCACATTTATCCCTAAAACATTTACCCATGATTTTTTCACATTTTGTTTCCTCTAAACCTCTGGCTTTTTTATATATTTTTGTTTTATATTTTTTTGTTTTATATTTTTTTGTTTTATATTTTTTTGTTTTATATCTTTTTGTTTTATACATATATATAGGTATATATATTATAATTAATTATAATAATTAATTATTATAATTTAAGCCATCATTTTCAGTTTCATAAGAAGGATTATTTGTATAACTACGAAATTCTCCTTTACTTGCATCACTTGGGTTAAATTCAGAACTTATATAAATATTATAATCTGAACTTACCAATGGATTAAAAGGAAATTCTTCACCTTTAAGTGCTAATGTTGGGCTATAATATATATTTTTATAACTTTGTCCTTCTTGAGTTAAAGACGATTCATCTCTATTTATTCCACGTCTTTGTAAATAATATTGTTGATCAGGTGTTATACAAGGACAACCTTTTGAACTTGAATAATCATTATAATATAAACAACATTCTGGTAAAAATTTATTATTACTAAAAAGTGGTTTATTTGGATTAATTTCAACATTTGGATAAGCATTAAAATTCATATTACTATACTTAAATTTATTTCCAAAATGATAAGCTAAATTACCAGATGATTCAAAAGTGCTATAATCTAAATTATTAAAATTTTCTTTTTTATTAAATAAAAAACTAATTACTATTCTAAATATAATGTATAATATTAAAAATAATAAAAAAAATTTTATA